CTGGAAGATCTAACACTGGTATGTATTTTAATTATAGTCCAGAAGAAATTAGATGGTCTATAGCTAGTAATGAGAGAATGGTGCTAGGCGCTTCTCGAATGAAAGTTAATGGAAATATTGAAGTTCCAGATGGTAATATATTCTATACAGATGGAGATGTAGTAAAATTAATGGCTGGTGGTACTAATGGTGTTAATGTAGAAGTTGATGATTCTAATGGTATTATAACTCTCAGCACAGATACAACATGTTCCGCAGCAGTCACTGCTACTAACTTTATATTATCATCAGATAAAAGATTAAAAGAAAATATCAAAGATTTAAAACCAAAACATTTAGATATAAAATGGAAAAGTTTTGAATTAAAGTCTAAACCAGAAGTATATAGAGCTGGTGTAATAGCTCAAGAACTTGAAAAAACAAATCCAGAGTTTGTTAGAGAAGATAAAGATGGATTAAAGTCTGTAGCTTATATAGATTTATTAATAGCTAAAATTGCTGAATTAGAAGCAAGATTAGAAAAAGCAGGATTATAATGGCAGTGCCAGATACTAATACTTTTTCGCTTCAAGATGTTGTAGATGAATTTACTAAGGTTACGGTAGATGATTTAGTCGATTGTTTTGCTAATGCTCAATCTAATTTTTTTGATCCATCATACGAAGGAAATAAAGATAGATTGTCTAATTTTAGAAACTACGGAGGAGTTTGGGCTGGTCAATTTAATACTATAGTATCTGGTTCTGTGCCAAATTCTACATCATGGAGTAATCAAGTTTTTACTCTATCAGATGATTATATAGGTCACACCGTGCAGGTTGTTTGGCGCTACCAAAGTGGATCAGATTATAGAGGAGATTTACAATTAGGTGGCAATGTAACTTTAGGTGAAACAACTTTTGATCTTGATACCTACAGCGGTACATCTTGGTCTACAAGTAGAGCTAATGAGAGTTCTTATAGTTCTGTTGTTTGGTATCCTATTGCTACAGGTACAACTGCTTTAAGGTGGAACAAAAGAAGCGGATCTGGAACTCCGTCGGGAGGCACTGGTTTAACACCTCCTCCTTATACTGGAGGCGATAGCACTTATTATTATGCAGAAACATCTAGTAATGGATCTCCTAGTAAGTATTTTTGGTTAAGAAGCCCTGTTGTAACAATATCAAGCGGAAATAAAACCATAGACTGGTGGAGGGGTAATTATGGAGCAACAATGGGTAGTTTGAATATTTATATAGACGTAATAACATAAAGAATATGGAATTTAAATGGGGTTATAATTGCTGGGTTTTGACTGGATGGGGTCACGGAAAAGTAGCTAATAGATCTGGTTGGTTAAACTCAACACCTGAAGAAATACACGGTGAATTTATAGGTTTTCCTGAAATTATAGATAAAGATTATATAAGTTTTATTAAAACTAGTTTATATGGAAATATAACTAGAATTAAAAACGAAATAAGAGAAGAACTAAGAGAAGAGTAAAAATAAAGAAAAACAAGTAATAATAAATATATACCTGCTCGGTAAAGAGCGTAACCAAATATTAATTAAAAACCAAAACCAATGACAGTTTATTATTCGACTAATTCGTGGAGTAGTCAACCACAACCAAACAAAAACCATTTAAAATTATGGAACCACATTGCAGATAAAGCAAACTGGAGAATTGTTCAGTTACAAAATGGATATTACCAGACTGAATACAAAGACATGCGTAAAGACGACGAATGGGTTGATGTTACAAGGCGTGAAACAATTGAAGCGGCTGAAACATCTATAGATAAAACAATAGAGCATTATTTAAAGAAAATAGATTTTGCAAACGGCCCTAAAGTTGTTAAGACTTTTGAATAAAAATAAATAAAAATTTAATATAATTTAATATAATACAATATGTCAGATAACATAGTTAAAAATCTAAGCTTTGGGCACGAAGCTAAAAAAGAGGTTTTTAAAGGTATAGAAAAATTAGCTAAAGCAGTTAGTTCAACTCTTGGAGCTGGAGGAAGTTGTGTTTTGCTAGAAGATAACTTTGGAAACCCAACAATAACAAAAGACGGTGTAACAGTAGCGGAAAGTGTAGTACTTAGAAACCCAATAGAAAACTTAGGGTGCAACTTGTTAAAACAAGCAGCAAAAAAAACAGTAAAAGAAGCGGGTGATGGTACTACAACCGCAACCGTTTTAGCTCATGCGATATTAGAAGAAGCTGATAAAATAGATTCTAGTATAAACAATAGAGAATTAAAAAAAGGTATAAATGATACTGTTGGTAAAGTAATACAATATTTAGATGATATATCATTACCAGTAAAAGGCAATATGATAAATCAAATAGCTACAATATCAACAAATAATGATAAAGAGCTAGGAAATTTAATAGGAAAAGCTTTTAATTCAGTTGAAAATACTGGTGTTGTTATGATGGAGCAATCTGAGTCTGGTCAAACAGAATTAGAAATTATAGAAGGTGCTCAATACTTTAAAGGTTTAACAAGCCCTCATTTTGTTACAAATAAAATTAAAAATACAGCTGAGTTAAATAATCCTTTAGTTTTATTAATAGAAAATAACGTAGAAAGTATAAGACAAATACAGTCTGTTTTAGAGTATGTTATTAAAAATAATAAACCATTATTAATAATTGCAGACTTAAGCAATGAAGTTTTATCTGCTTTAGCAATGAATAAAACAAAAGGTAACATAAAAGTAAATGTAATAAACGCTCCTGTTTTAGGAGTTAATAGAAAACAAATGCTTGATGATTTAGCTATATTAACAGGGGCTACATTAATAAATGAAGATCTTGGAGATGATATGGATTTAATTCAAGTTGATCATCTTGGTTCTTGTTTAAAATCAATAACAAGCGAAACAGACACAATACTTCAATTTGAAAAACAAAATGAAGATTGTTTAAGTATTACAAATAAAATAAAAAAGCAACTTTTAACTTGTAAAATACCTGATAAAATAATAAGTTTAGAAAAAAGATTAGCAATGCTTTCTGCTAAAATAGCAGTTGTAAAAGTTGGTGCTAATTCTGAAATAGAGTTAAAAGAAAAAATGGATAGAGTCGAAGACGCTATCTGTGCTACAAAAGCCGCTGTCAAAGAAGGTATTGTACCAGGCGGAGGTGTTGCTTTATTAAATGCTTCTCTTTATTTAAAAAGTAAAAATAAAGCTGAAGAAGTATTAATAAAAGCTATAACAGCCCCTTATAAAACAATACTAAAAAATGCTGGACTAAAATTTGAAATTTTTAATAAGAAAGGTTTTGGTTTAGATGTAGTTACAGGAAGTATGGTAAACATGACTAAACAGGGAATTATTGACCCTGTCTTAGTTACTAAAAGCGCTTTAAAAAACGCGGCTTCTGTAGCAACTACTATATTATCTACTGATTGTGTAATAAATAATTTAAGAGTAGATGAAGGCGGTAGGTAGAAACATTATTATTAAAAAGCTTAAAGAAGGAACTACTAAAACGAAAGGTGGTTTGTTATTAGCTGAAAACCATAGAGATGACATTAGATATGTTCAGGCTACAGTTTACTCTGTTGGCGATGAAATACAAGGTTTAAATAAAAATGATGTTATATTGTATGATCGGCACGCTGGTCATAAAATAGAATATGAAAAAAATATATATCACGTTATAAAAATACAAGACGTGGTCGTTGTTTTATGAGAAAGCTTGATGCAGAAGATTTAAAAGAATTAAACCTGCTAAAACATTACCGTATAATACGCAAATGGGCTTGTAAAAACAACGACTTAACAGATGCTGAATTAGAGTTACTTGTATATTTAGACGCTATAGAATATTTTACTAAAAAAGATTTTATAGAAGGTAGTTATTCTTTTAGTTGGAATAATAGAAGATGGAATAAGTTAATAAAAAACAATTGGATTGTTGTTTGGAGAAATAGAAATAGAACTACTCAAAAATATAATATATATAAAGTTTCTTTTAAGTTTAAACAATTAATAAATAGAATTTACAAAATAATGCTAGGTGAAGAAAACATACCAACTAGCGAAAGAAGAAACACTATTATAAAGTGTAAATCATATAGTGATAAAGTTTTAACAAAAGCTATATACAACGTAAATAAAGATAAATATAGATAAAATGGGTTTTAAATCAAGCATGCCTTATTCGTTTAATCCTCAACTAGAAAAACAGGTTGAACTAAGCAGATTTGATAGAGATTTTGGTGTAAAAAATCTTAATGCTAAAATAGCTGGTAGAAACGAAGATATAGTATCTTTCGAAGATTACCAAAAATACGGTGGTAAAGCACCTAGTACAGCTGTTGATAGATATGGTATGCCTGTTTATAAAGGAAAAGACCTAAACAAGCCATATTTTCAGCAACCAGATCACATAAGATATGACGAGGCTAATGTAACTGATTTAGACAGACAGGGTATGGGTTATAAGAAGTACCAAGAAAATCTTGCTTATCAACAACAACAAGCTGATCTAAAAACATATGGTGATGCTGGTAGACCAACTATAATAAATGACACGATGCAAAATACTCAAGAAAACCAAAATATGCTACTAGGTGATTCTAGTCCTTTCAATGACACTACTCAAAATGCAGCCACAGGTATATATGGTAATTTACAAGAAAGAACAGCTGCTGTATCTCCTTTAGCTAAAAAAATAGATCCAAAAGCAATATTTAATGCAGTAGACGCATATAATACAGCTATGAATTTAGGAGGAGCGATAGCAAGTCAAGCACAATCACCAGGTGTAAATAGTTATAACACCAAGTCAAATTCAACGAGTAGTGTTCCACTACCTGGTTTACCAACAAGTTCAACAAAACCATCAACTAATACTGGTTCATATAGCAACCCATTAAATAACCCAGGCGGAACTCAAAACACTATAAATTTAAACACTGGAGGTAATACTCAAAATTCAAAATATTCTTTTTTAGACAATCAAGATTCTTTTAAAATAAGTGATCCTAATCGGAGTTCTTTTTTAGGTACTTATAAAAGAAATACAAAGTCTTTTGATGATAGAATAGCAAAGGCTACTGAGCAAGGTAAAATGAGAAAAGTAGCTAGACTAAAACAAAGACAGGAAAACTTTAATGAAAATCAAAAGCAACAAGGAGGTATAAATATAGGTTTTAGAATGCCTTTTGGTAAAAACAAAAATAAAAAAATAATTTAAAAACAAAATTATGCATCATAGAAAATACGATCCATCAATGGAAAGATTAAAGCCAGGAACAAAAGTAGGTGTTGTAGGTGAAAACGCAATATGGGACGGACCATTAGACCAAGTTGGTAGAGCTCATAAACCAGGAAGTAGTTCAGGAGCTGATCCTATAGAAGTATTAAAGGCTTCATGTGAATGTGGAGCTGGTATGCCTATAACTAAAAGAGCTAAATTAGGATAATGGCAAGTTCACCAATAAAAAAAATTAGTTCAGCATGTAAAGCTGCTGCTAAAAGAAAATTTAAAGTATGGCCTAGCGCTTATGCTTCAGGCTGGGGTGTGCGCTGTACTAAAGCTGGAGGTCCTAGTAAATTTGGTGGTAAAAAGAAAAAATAATGCAAGGATATAAGCAACCCTTTAATTCACCTGTATTAAAAAGATGTTGGCCTGGTTACTCTGCTGTTCCTGGCAAAGATCCATATAGTAAAGGTAGTTGTAAAAAAAATTCACCAGTTAAGAAGAAAAAACAAAAAGGCGGTGGTACAACCAAAACTTGTTTACCAGCTTCTAAAATAAGAAGCATGAGTAAAGAACAAAGACAAAAGCTAGTTAACTCTAAAAAAGCAGCTGGAGCCAAAGGTAAATATAAAAGATCATCAAAAACAAACGTAAAAGGAGCTCGTAAAAAAGGAGCTACATTACGTGACTGGTTTGAAAAAGAAGACTGGAGAAGAGTAGATGATCCAAGTAAAAAATGTGGAGAATAATATGACTTGGTTAAAAAGAATAAAAGAATCATCATCAATAGAATCACCGTTACATAAAAACGAGCCAAGAAAAACTACTAAGGGTAAAGGTAGAAATTTTAGAACTACTAAAGAAGGCGCTGGTATGACAGAAAAAGGCGTTAAAGAGTATAGAAAAAAAAATCCTGGTAGTAAACTTAAAACAGCTGTAACAGGTAAAGTAAAACCTGGCAGCAAAGATGCTAAAAGAAGAAAATCATTCTGCGCTAGATCCAAAGGTTGGACAGGCGAAAGAGGTAAAGCAGCGCGTAGACGCTGGAAATGTTAAAATAAAAAATTATGCCATCACCAATTAAAAATCATCACGACAAAAAAAATATATTGCAAGACGACGGGTCTTCAATAAAAGTATCATCAAGCGATCTACAAAAAAGAGGAGTAGACGCTATTAAAAGTCAAATGTTACAAAACAATCCTCCTGGTAGTAAAGGTAGAAGAGCTGTTTATGACAAACTTGACTGGAAATATGATAATACAATACCAAAAACTTTTTCAGAAAAAGTTAGTGACTTTACTAGTGATGCTAAAAAGTTTGTTAATAAAAACAAATTTAAAATCGCAGATGCTGCGACAGGTGGATTACTTGGCATTGGTAAAAGCATAATAGACAAACTCAAACAATAACAACAACAATAACAAAAACAAAACCAAAATGGGAAATTATTCAGGAAATCATCCGAGATATTCTTCGGGTCAAAAATATGATGCTAGAGAAGCTTACAATAAAGACCTTACTGCTAAAGCTAGACTGCATTATTTAGAAAATAGTGAACACGACAAACACTCTCATCCAGCAAAAAAGCACTGTGTTGCTAAAATGTACGGAGAGCCAGCTGCTAAAATGTATGGAGATCCAGCACCTAAAGTAGCTGTAAAAGACATGCCAGACGCTCAAAGAAAAGCTGTAATGGCTAGCAAAGCTGAGGCTGCTGCTAAAATGGAGCACGCTCCTAAAAACTTAGGCTTTATAAAAGCTGAAACTTTAAAGAAAGATCCAAACGCAAAAACAATGCAAGTAGATGGAGAAACTTTTCCTATAAAAAACCTAGCTGATTCAGACGATATTAAAGATATGTCTGGAGCTTATAATGCTATGGGTGATGCAAACGATCCAGCTATGATGAAAGGAGATCCTATCATGCTTAAAAAGATTCATGCGTTAAAAATGAAAGTCGATAAAGGACTTAAATTTGGATTAAAAGGATAACAGTAGGGAACTGTAAAACCCAAGTCAAACAAATTCATTAACACAAACAAAAACAAAAACAAAATGGCAAAATTCATTAAATTTAATATTGTTGACACTAGCACACCTGCAAATCAAAAAGCACACTTACTAGATGTTGATAATATCGGGGACATTTCTTACGATGGAACAAACAAAGTAAGTATTGTATTAAGATCACCAGCTGGTGGAAACTCACAAGCTGCAGGGATTGCTGGAAGAGTTGTAGAAATAGAAGTATCTAAAGCTAAAGGTGCGCTAACTAATCCAACAATCACTAATGGTTCAGCTGCTCCTGATCAGGCTATTGTAAAAGCTATGACTGCTAATCCAGGTGGTGTTGCTGCTACAGCTCAATTAGGTAAAGACGAGTCTGCTAGTCCAGCACAAATGTACTGGCACTCATGGGCCGTTGTAACTGATACAACTGTATAAAAACTAACCATCAATTAAATATATCCTCGCGGCTTAACTGTCGCGGGGTTTATTTATAAAAAAACTAATATATGGGTTCACCTATAAAACACTGTTGGAGTTCTTTAATGCATAGTCCTGAGTGGAACAAAGCAAGAAAAAGATCTGGCGCTGGAACTGGAAATGACGCTTCTTTAAAAGCAGCTAAAAGCAAAAGAACTTCTCCTTTAAAAATGGGTTTTAAAATGAAAGGATCACCATATAATGAAGAAAATTCTAACACACCTATAATGCACGTAGATATGGGTGATGATACTTTAGGTATGGCTACTAACAATGGTAGTATACTTATAAATAAAGACATTAAAGATCCAAAGCAAAAACAAGATGTCATAGATCATGAAATGGTGCATATTAAACAAATAAAAGATGGTAGGCTAAGTTATGATGACGATAATGTTTATTGGGAAGGTAAAACGTATTCAAGAGATGATATGAATGAAGGTGCAAAAAATTTACCTTGGGAAAAAGAAGCTTATCAAAAAACTAAAAATGCTTAATTATGGGACTTAAAAAAAATTATTTCGGAAAACTAAGAAGTTCTAGTCCTGTTAAAATGCATGAAGGTAAACCTCATAGCAAAAAAGATGGTCAACAAATAGTTGATGATTTAGAATATAAAACTCAATCAGAGAGAGGTATGTCAGATGCAGAATATGCTAAATACTTTGGAGAAGGTTCGATACATAGACCAAATCTTGATGAAGTGGTAGTAAGATCAGATGTAGATTATAATCAATATCCTTTATTTGATGAACTTTCTGATCAACAAAAAGAATATTTTAATGACTCAGGGGCAATTGGCAGAGGTGTTAGAAGAAGAGCTCAAACAAGCGAAGGTTTAGCTGGTGATGTCACAGATATGGTAACAGGTATGTTAGTAGATCAACCTTTAGCGGTGCTACAAACTCCTCAATCACTTATGGTTGAAGGTATAGAGGCTTTGAGAGGAAATCCTTACAACTTTGCAGATGCTCTTTCGCCTGGATCACAAAGACTGCCATCTGAAACAATGGGTTTTGAAGATAAACCTGGATGGGATTTAGGAGGTTCTTTAAATACAGCTATGGATATAGTAGCAGATCCACTTAATTTAATCGGAGCTGGATTACTAACTAAAGGTTACAAAGGAGCTAAAGCAGTAAAAGGACTAGCAAACAAAGCAGATGATTTAGTTTATAGTTTGGCTGCAAAAGGAGACGAAGCTGCTAGTGCGGCTAGTAAATTACCAGAATCACCAGGTATATTTGGAAGATTTAATCCAAAAACTAGAGAATCTATGTATAATACTCTTGAAGATTTAAGTAAAAACGCTGAGGTTAGTAAGTTTGAAAGATTAAAAACAATGGAGCGATTAAATACGCCTGAAGGTCGAAAAAGATTATATGATCAAGAGCTAGGTTATTTACAGGGTGAAATGGAAAAATTAAGAAAAACATTGCAAAACCCAAAAGCACAAGCTCATCCATTTATAAGAAAACAAACACCTGGTAATGAATTTTTAGAAATTGAACAAAACGTTTTAGGTGGTCTTGGCACAAAAACAAAAAAACTATTTGATGCTGACTTAGCTGAACAAGCACAAAAAAATGTTGATTTTAGAATACAAGAAATTTCTAGACCTAATTTAAATGAAAGGGCAGCTGAGGCTATAAAAGGAGGAAAATTAAATTACAGCCAAGCAGAAGACATATTATATAATTCTGTTCCTCAAAAATATTTAGATTCCAATGCTACTTTTGGTGGTTTTAAACAAGCTAATGATGTTAATAGATTTTCATTACAAGGCGTTCAAAATGCTTCTCAATTAAATAAAGGTAATTTTATTTTAGGAAATAAAAATCTGCCTAAACCAAAAACAACTTATGCTCACGAGCAACAACACGGTTTTCAAGTTGGTAGAACAACACCTCTTGACAAAGATTTATCTAGTGGTATTAAACCTAACAAAGAGGTTTTAGATTATAACAAAAAATATGATGATCTGCTATCTGCAAGAGATAATATAAGTGCTTATAGCGATAATTTTGTTGAAAAATACAAAGCAGCAGATTCAAAACTTAAAGATCTTGTAGCAAATAAACCAGCATCAGTCATAGATTACAATTATTTTAAATATGGCGGAAGTGGAAACATGGAGCCTAGAGCTTTTGCAGGAGAATTAAGACAATCCTTGCTTGATCAAGGTTTTATAAAAAATCCTTATGATAAAATAACTCCACAGATTTTATCTAAAGCTAAAAATTATTTTGATAAAAATCCAGCAATTCAAGCCGTGTTAAAAAGTGGTGGTAGAGATGTAAACGTAAGTGGTACTAGAATTCTTGATTTTATGGATAAATCTAAAAGTAATTTTTCTTCATTAGCTAAATCAATGAATAAATTACCAGCTATTACGGGCGGTTTATTTAGTGGTAAAATGGTTTTTAGTGGAGATAAAAATAAGTAAATCGTAATTAATCAAAATAACATGTAACTATTTATATATAGATTATATATAAATAATTAAATTAAATGTTATGTTAAAAAATTTAAAATTAGACTTTACTAATATGCTCTACGGGCTCGGAGCTGCAGTCGTTATTTTAGGAGCTCTTGCTAAAATTCAGCACTGGCCATACGGCTCATTATTGTTGACAATAGGTATGATAACAGAAGCTATTGTTTTCGCTTATTCTGCATTCGAGACAACTAAAGATACAAACGATAACTCACATGTAGTTTATGAACCTTATGACACTAGTGAAATAGTTAAAGCTCAAAAAGAATATGCTAATAAAATACAGAAAGCTGTTGAGAATATTAATTTAATAAATAAATCACATGCTGCTCATTTAAAACTTAGTAAGTCATCTGTAAAAGCTTACGAAGATATAAATAAAAATTCTGTATCTTTAGCAAAAAACACATTCGATATAAATAAAATTTATCAATCAATACTAAAGGTAATTAAAAAATAATGCCAGATAATAAAAAGAAGTTTAAAGATACAAAAGTCGGTCAGTTTTTATTAGGAACTGCGCCTAAGCTAGTTGATGGTATATCTGATGTTTTACCAGATCAAGGCTTATTAGGTGTAGTTAAAAACTTAATAAAAAAAGAAGATCCTGTAATTTTACCACCAGAAGATAAAGAAAAAGCTTTAAAGTTATTAGAGCAAGACATGGTAGAAATGCAAGAAATATCTAAGCGTTGGGCTAGTGATATGAAATCAGATTCATGGTTATCTAAAAACACACGCCCTATGACTCTTATATTTTTAACTATATCTTTAATAATTTTAATAGTTCTTGAAAGCTCTAATATACAGTTTGATGTTGATAGCGGTTGGGTTGATCTATTAAAATCTCTTTTAATTACAGTTTACGTGGCTTATTTTGGTTCACGAGGTGCAGAAAAATTTAAAACAATAAGTAAAAAATAAAAAAAATGTCAAAATTTATAACTAATGATGGTATTGTAGGTAAAGCAATGCCTTTAACGGGTTTAGTAGGAGCCCCAAATCCTTTACCAGCTTGGGTTTTTGAAAACCAAACCGGAACATTAGGAACTTTTTTAAATAGTTCTGTACTTTACGTTGGTGTAAGCGGTGATGTTAGTGTTATATTACCTGGTACTAATTTAAGTTCTGTAAAAGCTCTTTCAATCACAAATGGAGGCAGTGGTTACAGTAATGGTACAGGTGTTGCAACAACAACATCTGGTGATGGATTAGGTTTAACTGTAAACACAACAGTAACTTCTAACGTAATAACTGCTGTAGCAATAAATGCTGCAGGATCAGGTTACAATGTAAATGATATTGTAACAGTAAGTGGTGGTGGTGGAAATGCCACTCTACAAATTACAGCCGTAAACGATGGTGTTCCTGTAGCTGCACAAGCTATAACTTTTAAAAACGTTCCAGCGGGTAGTATACTACCTGTAGCTGTTGACTATGTTACTGCTCTAAACACTGTTGCAGCTGGTGACATAATTGTATGTAAATAATAAAAAAATATATTAATCAAATTTAATTAAATCATGGCAAAAGCAAAAAAAATAAAAAAAGAAGAATTAGAACTTGTTAATGAACAACAAAATAAGTTAAATGAATTGTTGAAACATTTAGGTATTTTAGATGTTGAAAAAATAAATACGCATAGCGTTATTAAAAAATTAAGCGATGAAATACAAGAAACTAAAGAACAGTTAGAAAAAACTTATGGTTCTGTTAACATAGATTTACAAACTGGTAAAATATCTGAAATTACTAAACAAGATGTTGAGTAATATTAGAAAAATAAGCATTGGATCTGATTATAAAAACGACGCAATGCATTATTCAGTAGGACAACAAGTTTACGGTGGTCACGAAATATCACATATACTTCTTGACGAAAACGATAATTCCTATAATATTCATATAAAGAAAAACAACGAGGTATTGCCATGGAAGAAGTTTAATTCTAACATGGCTATATCAGTTGAGTACGATTTAGAGTATTAATGAAAAGTCTATATGATTTTATAGTAAAACCATTTGGTAAAGAATATTCTAATAGCATAAAGGTAGATGATAAAGAATTAGTATTAAATACTAAGGTTGAAAACTGGAAGTTTGTTAATAGAATAGCCGAGGTTATAGAAACACCTAAAGCTTTTAAAACACCTATAAGAAAAGGTGATTTAATAATAGTTCATCAAAATGTGTTTAGAACATTTTACGGTATGAAAGGTGTTAAGAAAAAAAGCAGATCATATTTTAAAAATGATTTGTATTTTTGTAGCTTAGACCAAATATATCTTTATAAAAACAATAATGGTTATCACTCGTTTGGTGATAGATGTTTTGTTAAACCGATAATAAATAAAGATAAATTAAGCAACAAAAAAGAACAAGCCCTTATAGGTATACTAAAATATAGTAATAACTCATTAGAAGCGCTTAATATTAATCCTGGTGATGTTGTAGGTTTTACACCTAACAGCGAATGGGATTTTATTATTGAAAATGAAAGAGTTTATTGTATGAAATCAAATGATATTGTAATTAAATATGAGCACAAAGGAAACGAAGAAGAATATAATCCAAGCTGGGCGCGTAGCTGTTGAAGAACTTATAAAGGTTGCTAAAGAACCTATTGTAGATTCAGACGATGATATATCTGCAGACAGACTTAAAAATGCTGCAGCAACAAAAAAATTAGCAATATTCGATGCTTTTGAAATATTACAACGTTTACAAGAAGAAGAGGATATGTTAAACGAAAAACCAAAAGAAGTTAAAAAAGAAAGAACTTTTGCTGGTTTTGCTGAAGGTAGATCTAAAAATGTATAATCAAACTTTATATAAAATACTAGAAGATCATATTCCAAGTAAAGTTTTAAAAAGAAATAATAAAAACAGTAGTTGGGAATATGGTTATAACGAAGAACACGATGTTGTAGTTATAAGTAAAACTGGTAAAATAGGTCAAGTTTATGAGATACAAAACTTAAAAATAGCTTTACCAAAAAAAGAAAATATATATAAGTTTGATAACAATAAGTGGACACAATTTGAATATCCAAAAGAGTTAGATAGAATTAAATCTACTTTTGATTGGAAACAATATCCACTAGATTTTAAAGAAAAGTGGTATGATTACATCGATAATGAGTTTACTCGTAGGGAGAAAGGTTTTTGGTTTTATAACAAAGACATTCCTACTTATATTACTGGTACTCATTACATGTACTTGCAGTGGAGTAAGATTGATGTCGGGGCACCAGACTTTCGGGAGTCAAATAGATTATTCTTCATTTTCTGGGAAGCTTGTAAAGCCGATGATAGATGTTACGGACTGTGCTACCTTAAGAACAGACGTTCTGGGTTTTCCTTTATGGCGTCAGGAGAGGTGGTTAACTTGGCAACCATATCATCTGACTCTAGATATGGTATATTATCAAAGTCCGGTCCTGATGCTAAAAAGATGTTCACAGACAAGGTGGTACCCATATCGGTTAATTACCCCTTCTTTTTCAAGCCGACCCAGGACGGTATGGACCGCCCAAAGACCGAGCTTGCCTACCGTGTACCAGCCTCCAAGTTTACCCGTAGAAAGCTCACCGCTGCCTACGACGAAACCGAGGACGAATTACAGGGATTGGACACCACGATCGACTGGAAGAATACCGGCGACAACTCCTACGATGGGGAAAAACTTAAACTCCTCGTCCATGATGAAAGCGGTAAATGGGAAAAGCCGAACAACATCCTCAACAACTGGAGGGTTACGAAAACCACGTTAAGATTAGGTGGTAGAATTATAGGTAAGTGTATGATGGGATCAACTAGTAATGCACTTGACAAAGGTGGTAATAACTTTAAAAAACTATATTATGATTCGAACGTCAAAGAAAGAAACGCCAATGGAGAGACTCGCTCAGGATTATATTCTTTGTTCATACCTATGGAATGGAACTACGAAGGATACATTGATTCTTATGGCTTACCTGTCTTCGAAACTCCAATCGAAAATACAGAGGGTCCGCACGGAAGAAAAATAAAAATAGGTGTACTAGAATATTGGCAAAACGAAGTTGATGGTTTAAAAAAAGATCAAGAAGGTTTAAATGAATTTTATAGACAGTTTCCAAGAACAGAACAACATGCGTTTAGAGACGAAGCTAAACAATCTTTATTTAACTTAACTAAAATATACGAACAAATAGATTATAACGAAGATTTTAGAACAAACACTTTTGTTACAAAAGGATCGTTTCAATGGCAAAATGGTGTTAAAGATACTAAGGTTTTATTTGTTCCTAATGATTCAGGTAGATTTAGTGTAACTTGGGTTCCACCTTTAAATTTACAAAATCGTGTAATAATTAAAAATGGATTAAAATACCCAGGAAATGAACATTGTGGTTCTTTTGGTTGTGATCCATATGACATATCAGGTACTGTTGACGCGCGTGGTTCTAAAGGATCACTTCACGGATTAACAAAGTTTTCAATGGAAGATGTACCTAATAGTATGTTTTTTTTAGAATACATAGCAAGACCACAGACTGCTGAGATATTTTTCGAAGATGTTCTTATGGCTTGTGTATTTTATGGAATGCCTATATTAGCAGAAAATAATAAACCTAGACTTTTATATCATTTTAAGAGAAGAGGTTATAGAGGTTATTCTATGAATAGACCAGATAAAGTATATATGAAATTATCTGTAACAGAAAGAGAAATAGGTGGAATACCTAATTCAAGTCAAGATATAAAACAAGCTCACGCGGCTGCTATAGAATCCTATATTGAAAATTATGTAGGTAAATTAGACGAAGGTTATGGAAACGTATATTTTCAAAAAACTTTAGAAGATTGGTCTAGATTTGATATAAATGATAGAACAAAACACGATGCTTCTATTAGTTCAGGTTTAGCAATAATGGCTTGTAATAAAAATCTTTACACGCCAGTTTTTAAAAGAAAATTAGAAGTTAAAAACCTTGGTTTTAAAAAATATGACAATAAAGGATTTAGTTCAAAAATAATAAGATAAATGATTTACACTAATTACGCAGGTTCGTTTCCTAGTCAGGTAGTATCTGATGAAGAAAAGCAAAGTTATGATTATGGTTACGCCGTAGGACGAGCTATTGAAGGAGAGTGGTTTTCTGGAGATAGAGGGGGTTTAGGTAATAGATACCAGAACAGCTGGTTAAATTTTCATAGATTAAGACTTTACGCAAGAGGTGAACAACCTGTACAAAAATACAAAGATGAATTAGCTGTCAATGGCGATTTATCTTATTTAAATTTAGACTGGAAACCAGTACCTATTATACCTAAGTTTGTAGATATAATAGTTAATGGTATGTCTCAAAAAATATTTGACATTAAAGCTTTTGCTCAAGATCCTGAATCTTTAAAGCAAAGAACAAAATATGCAGACGCTATAATGCGAGATATGTATGCTAAAGAAATAATTGAAGCAACTAATCAAGCTACTGGTATGAATTTTTTCAATACCAATGATCCTAATAATATACCAGAATCTCAGCAAGAATTAGATCTTCATATGCAATTAAGCTATAAACAATCAATTGAAATAGCTGAAGAAGAGGCTATAGAAAATGTTTTATCTTATAACAAATACGAATTAATAAAGAAAAGATTAATACAAGATTTAACTATAATAGGTATAGCTGCTGTTAAAACAGATTTTAATTTAGCTAATGGTGTTACTGTTAATTATGTTGACCCTGCTAATTTAGTTTATTCTTACACAGAAGATCCTAACTTTGATGATATATACTATGCTGGAGAAGTTAAATCAATAAGCTTAGTTGAGCTTAAAAAACAATTTCCTGGTTTAACAGATGAAGAACTTAAAAAAATAGAAAAATTTCCAGGTGACGCAAATTATACTAGAAATTTTTACGCACAACAAGATTCATATAATCAAGTTCAAGTTTTATATTTTGAATATAAAACATAT